ATGCCCTACATATCCTGTATATGGAGAATTTGTTGCTGCACTAAATAAAACTATTACTTTAGAAGGATCACCATTAAATCTATTTACAGTTTGCCATCTCTGATCTGTAATTGTTCCGTTAAAACTAGGATTTTCAACCCAACTTGTTAAACCAGTTGATGTCCTTACATTTTTAACAATGCCTGTTGTACTAACAGTAGATTCACCTAATTGCCACTCTGGATTAGAAGCTTCGCTTTCATCAATTGTGTATCCTTCATCTCCAGAAAATGCAACATCAAAACTACCAAAAGAAGTACCTGCTGAAAAATGAGATACTTGTGCAGTACCACTTCCATCAGTTGCTAATAAATTAAATCTTCTATTCCATTTTTCGTTTCTAGTTATATAGTTACCAGGGTAAGGTTTAAATCTAAATTCATATTGTTCTTGATCAGGATGGGAAATAGTAATAGCATTATATTGTGCTTCTGGTGTGTTTCCTTTTACAGCAAATAAACCAGTATGGTTAGACAATCCATTAATTAAATCTTGCCAATTAGAATCTCCTACTTGCCTTGCTTGCAACATAAATAACGAAATTCTTTTTGCATATTTATTAACTTGACCTAATTGTATTTGTGTTCGATCTTCAAATGCTTTCTTTAATGCTTCTTCATTAGGTTGTGTGCCTACATTTGCAAAGTTGATACGTTTAAATACAGTTGATTTAATTCCTATTTCTGTTACATCACATTTTCTATTGTTAGATACAGTTCCTAATGCAACTCTTTGAGCTGTATAAATATCATGTCCATAATATAAATCTTTAGTACCTCTTCCATAATTAAATTCAGTACCACTAATAATTTGTTGCCAAAAGATAGGTGCTAAATCACTTAAACTATAAACAGGGTCAGTATCTTTACTACCACCAAAACTAAAGCCTAAATGATTTGGATCGTACCATTCAGGGTTATCACAATGAACACCTAAATCTTGACCGTTAACAGGTAAATCAACTTCTCCTGCTTCTATTACTTTAAACGTATAATTTTTACCTTCTTCAATTCTGTAAGGAACTGGATCATTAGTTTCAGTACAAATAACAACAGCCGTTCCAAATAAATATTGTTCTCCTACTGTCAAAGTGCTATCTGTAGTTTCTCTAATTGATGTAGTAAAACCATCAACATCATCTACACCGTGAGGTCTATAGTTAAAAGCATCTGCATTTCCTTCTCCTTCAATTACTTGATAACCAGCCGTACTTTGATCACTGTCATATTTACGTTGTAAAGCATTACTTTCACCACTTGGATTAATACCAACAATTTGATAAGTAATTAAATCTCCTTCATTAACAGAACGTAGTCCTTTTGTTGTGCTACCTCCTACTTTTATAATTCCAGCTCTTGTAGGCCATCTTGCAAATTCAACTTTTTTTCTTTTTCTCATCATGTCCTTAATTGATTCTTTTGAAGAACCTCTAGGATCACGAATTAAGTCATAAGGTAATCTGCAAATTTGAGCATTAGGAACAGGAGCATAAACACCAAAAGCTGTTTGTGTTGTAGGGTTTCTTGCTCCACTAAAAGATTTACTGGTTAATGTTGGAACGCTTGTACCAGCTTTATTTGGTACACCAACAACAAAAGGATCATTAGCGTTAAAAGTTAATTCAGATTCGTTATATCTATCTGCTTCAATAATTCTGTTATCTCCAGAATTACTCCCATCTCTAAAATAAAGACCAACTTTATAAGCGTTATAAGTATTTAATAACGTATCTCCTACTGCATAACCTTCATAATCAGGCTCAGTTCCTATCGTTCCATGAGAAAACAAAGTAAGTGCTTTTAATTGCTGGTATCTGCCAAGGCTGACAAATTGTGACCATAACAATTGACTATTAACTCTTACCCCACCAAAACCACTTTGTTCTGAGGAATTAGCAAAGATCAAAGGGATTGAATCACCTATATTTGCTAACTCTTGTATTGAATTAAAAGAAGCTTGAGGAGCAAACCTTGTATTACCGATTGCATCAGCAGTTCTTCTAGAACCACCTTGCTTTAATGCTTTTGGTTTAGGGGTTAACAGGTATGAAACAGTTGCAGCAGCTACAGCTATTCCAACTTGAACTAGGAGAGCGTTTACTGTTTTAAAACCAAGAGCAACAGCTACATTTTGTGCTCTAATATCAGGAATTAACTCATATCCTTTTGGTCTTTGTCCGTTATAGGCAGCAACCGTATCTTGAAAATACCAATACTCATCTTCACATAAACCTAAAAGCTTACATAGTTCTATTTCCGTTGGTAATAGCAGCCTTCTACCATGAGGGCGTTTAGAGGCAACCAAATCACCACCTGGCCGCCTAATGTTTTTTGGTAACTCAGCCATCCTTCCTCGTAAAAAGTTGCCATGCCATAACCATCATCTGATTTGCATAAAGCAATTGTTCCTAGTTTAGGGGGTGATTCAACTCCCCACCTATTTAATTCTTCAAAAAAGATACTATAGTCTTTTCTCTTTAACCTTCGATACCAATCACGCTCTCCTTTAGGAACAGTAAAACCATAATTTCCTAACACCGTACGAACCAAAGATAAACAATCACCAGCCTTATGTTTTTCTGGATCAGCACCTAAACGATAAGGCAACCCAATTAGTTGATGTGGCTTCATCTGTTCTGAAGCGATCCAGTTATAGGTAAAGCTCCAACCATGTCTCTTGTTAATACTTTATCTGGAGCGTTTGCACCAACAGCATCAATAGCACTACTAAGGATTAATTCGATACTTGATGGGTCGTAGCTCATAGAAGAAGCCAACCAATTTTCTTCTGTTAAAATTCTGCTCTTTTCAAATGCTTCAGTCATTAAATAAGTTTCTACCTTTACATGATATTTATTTAATACAATTTGTTGTGAATAATTCATACTTAACTCACTATTAGCAAGCAACAAAGATGAAGTCATATTGTCTCCAGACCTATTGCGAGTAGCACCTTGATAGATAAACGAAAGGTATTGAAAATTATCAATGTTAGGAGATTGTCTTCCGTTTTGAAACTTGTCAGGTATATTTGCTACTGATCCATTTGGATTAGTAATAGTAATAAAATTAGTTAAAGCAACAAGACTCATAATCCTAAAGTAGATCTTCTACTGCGTGAATTTTGTAAGCTAGATAATGTTCTAGTTTCACCAGCCCTTGCACCTCTAGCAGTAGCAGTTGCAATAATTTCACCAATAGCAGACTTAGGAACAAACTCTTCAGAGTTGAAGTTAAGAATAGGGCCACTGTAATTAACAGTCGTAGATCCTCCTGCACCGCCTCCTGCATAAGACGAACCAGTGCCAGGAATAACAGCCTCACCTCTAGCACCTGCTGAGTAGCGTTGCATACTTGAAGCCATCTTTGATGCAGGAATTATGTACTCATCTTCTCCAGCTTCTCCCACAAGTCCCATTGTGGGTTTAGTTGCATATCCTCCAGCAGCAAATGGTTTAATACCGTTTGCCATGTATCCACCTTCTGCCTTTTTTACAGGTGTAGGTAAAAAACTCATAATTGCAGATTTTAAATACATACTTGCAATTGATTTAGCAATACCAGCTAATGATTCACCTAATGTTTTTGTTCCAGCTATTAAGCCTTCAACTGCACTTGTTAAGCCACTAGCAATCGTTTCTCTAATTTGCTCCCATTTTACATTTACTTTCTCAGCATTATTAAGTGTTTGTATATCTTTTGCATTTCCCTCTTGCTTCTTATTATTATTTTCACCCAGTAAAACTTTTCTCCTTTC